AACTTGTTTGAATACGTTCACGCAGTATGCAGCGACCCTTTTAGATACACCTACTCCACTTATGTTTCCAGTATTCTCAGATGTCATCCTCCGGGCAACTCAGCTTGCGCCAAGTTTCTCATCATCAGGCCCGTCCCCTCTTAATATCTCAAGCGTGGTGGTTGTACATAACATATGCCATGTACGCCACAGTTTTAAAGACCTCTTGCATATCATCAACCGACAACTTCTCATTGTTACCATACCTCCGAACAAACTTATCTATATTATTTGCCAAGAAATCAGGTATCAACCTCCTGTAATACACGTCTCCTCTGAACCTAACCACTTCTGGTGTCACAGGCTCCTCAAGGTATACATTCATTAAGTCCTCGTATTCCAAGACCATCCCGTCCGCCACCACGTGGCCTATGAACTCAGCAAACATCTCCATCTTGCCCAAGCTCAACCCTCTATCACCACTCTTCGTCCATCGTATGAACTCCTCAAAGTACATCGGGTCCCACTTCTTACTAACCACAGGTATTTTATCCACCACCTGTGTCTTTACCTTATTCAACTCAGAGAACAATGCCCTCTCTTCGAACTGCTTAAGATCATAACTCTCCTTAGCCAACTTCTCAATCAGGCTCTCTTCGCCAACCACTTCCAACTTAACCTTGGCTAACTCCTCCTTAACCATCTCGACATAATCCTGGCTACAATAAGCCCCAGGCAACTTGACATTCAATCCTACCAAATCCACTATCAATATAGGTGGCTCCAACTTCCAAACACACCCGTCACGGTCTGGAATTCCCAAACCTCCAGACTCAAAGTCGCCATGTATCACTTCATCTCTTATCTCGAACCACTCATCATCCACTTTTATCTTTAGCCAGTGCTTCAGAGCCATCCTGCATATATGCTGACAGAACTCAGCGTCTACTCCTCTCCTCTTCATTTTAGCAACCTGATCCAATATGCTGTTCGCCTTCTCAGACAACTCCTTTGCACCTCCGCTTTCCCAGTTACCGCTCACAAAGTTTGCCAAAGCCCTGCATGGGCTAGCAAAAACTCCTTCCTGTGTTATCGTGTTCCTAAAGAATTCTGACTTCTTATCAACCATCTGCTTGATAGCCTTAGCCTCATAACCTATTGCATCCATAACCCTCATCATTCGGAAGCAGTCTTGAGGACTCTCGAACCCCACGTCCAAGTCGTCGCCTCCATGGTCCAGGTACAGTGGATTGAAATCAGGATACAACCTCTCACAACATTTGATCCCTATATTAACATAAATGTAGTTCAACACGCTGTTAATCCAGGTAGTCCCTCTCCACCCGGAGAACAAACCCTTCTCTAACTTGTGTTTCCCTCCTTCCGGATCTATAAGCCACATATGGCTAAAACTTTCAGCTATAGCCCTACAAAAGTAACTATAGTCCTCTGGCATTCCCGGTATATGCTCGAGCATCTCTATTACCCTTGCCATATCTCTAGTCGTGTGTTGCGAATTAAAATTCGCCCAGTCATACAACATGTGGTGAATCCCTTTCACCATCTTCTTATCATAGTACATCAAGTTATCATCATCATTCACATTCAGTCTAGTACTACCTATACTAGCCTGCTTCTCCGCAGCATACAGCACGTAACTAAATATCACATAGTGCATCAGCGTACCTGGGAGCAACTCTCTCTCCTTCCCAGTCTCATTCAGCTTAGGAACCACCTTAGTAGCGTTCCATGTATCGGTGCTCTCCTTGAGTAAATCTATTATCTCATGGTGCTCAAACAAACTCTTCTTGTTATGCCTCAGCTCAATAGTTCCTTTCAAATGGTCTAAGAAAGACACAGTATATGACAACATCTCCCTAGGAAGTTGATTCAACACTGTACTCCCTTTAGCAACCCATGCCCTTCTCCTCTTCCAAAATTGAACGAAATTGGACACGTCAACTGCTTTCGGCTTACTGTACATACCTAAGTAAGCACTCGACAGTGCATCATCAAAGTCTTCCAGATACTTAACTCGACTCCACTTACCTCTAACCGGATCGTAAGAAACGAAATCCTTCTCAGGCTCGTGCTTCCTCTCATCAATAACCTTCAGCCAATCAGCTTCATACATCTTCCTTCCCGTTAACATGTTCATGTACATCAATCCCTGCCTCTCTTCTTCCTTCAGGTAAGTTGTGCAGTAATAATTACTTACCCTTATGAAGCTATGGAACTCTCCCATCAGCTCAGACCACTGATCTAAACCCACCAGGTACATAGGAAATATACACTCACTTATCTTCGAATGCTTCCCAATGCCCATCCAGTGTGATATCAGACCAGAAACAAACACATGCCTTTCTCCGATGTGCCTGCAACATATCTCGAAAGTATGATCATCATCAAATATCTTACATTCCTCTTGCAACCTCCTCAAAGTGACGTTGACCCTATGCCTTTCCGCCACCGAATCCGGGGGAAACGTTTCGAACATATCCAGGGTCACATCTAGACACCCCGGCTCATTAATAGCTCCCACTATCTTGCTAAGCAACTTAGCCCAATCATTCATAGTTGTACCAAAACCATATGCTCTCCCTGACGGGCTATTCAGTTTAAGGAAGTAGTCAACACATTCCTTCGGTATCCTGCCCGTCTCCTCGAGCCACAACACGTAATCAGTCTGATCCTCCTTACCATGCAAGTCTCCCTCTAGCAACCACCTCGGAACACCTGCTCCATACGCATCATTCCTCACCTCTCTAGAGTATGCGTACGGACATGGTATAGGAAGATCCAACTGATTACACCTGGCTACCATCTTCTCTTCTAGCTCTGCATTGCTCGCACATTTCACGATGTGATGCAAACTCCTGTGCATCACAAACATCCTGCTTATCTTTGAGAACATCTGCCCCTCAACATCCCTCCGGGCTATGTTGCTACCGAACGGCCTGTTCTCCAACACAAATACTCCAATCACGTTAGCACCTATCTCAACGGCACACTCTTCGCTATGCACAAGTATAACCGTAGGCCTATCAAACGTCATCAGATTCAACGTGTCTCTGATCCCTTCGTACCATATATCATTATGCTCTTTCCACTCTCGTGTGTCAGTACGCACCATTTTTCTCCTCATCTTGTATAGCTTATAAGCTAAATCTCCGTGCACCATATGGTCCACGTCAATAAAACCATACTTCTCAGCTAAGTATGTTTTGCCATGCCCCCCAGGCATGACAAAAGCATATAAATTTTCGAACATATTCCCCTCATTCTCTTCAATCCTCTGGCGCAGCACGTCCTTGTACGAGTTAATCGTATAACTATTAGCTAAATAATAACCCATCGCTAACTCATACTCCATGCTTGTCCTCTCATCTATACCGACGTATTCGACAGTGCTCCCTTCTGAACCACTCTTCTTTACAGTCTTAACGCCTCCAGCTGCTTGACCGGAATCTCTGTCCATAGCAGCCAACTCATCTGACAACGTAATAGCTTTGCCTTTCAAACCCATTATGCTTACAAATATATTAATTCTTTAACTCGTTGATTTTCAATTTTGTCCCCGCGGGGAAGCAATTAAGCTTTCTCATCTTCAGCCCCAC